CAGGTGTTTCAAGAGTAGGTTCTTTAAGAAATAAAATTACAATACAAAATACAACAACATCAGCAGATAGTCATGGCGGATTTACCACAGGTAGAAGCACTTATGTGACTGCTTTTGCAAAAATTACACCAAAAGCTGGTAGAGAAATATTTAATGAAAGTACAGGTGAGAAAGTACAAAACCCACATACATTTGAATTTTTAATTAGATATAGAAGTGGTATTACTACAACTATGAGAATATTATTTGGTTCAAGAACTTTTAATATTATCAAAATTAATGATGAAAACGATTATAATAATTTTATAACTTTAACGGCAATAGAAAATGTAGGTACATAATGCGATTAGAAATAAAAGTAAAAGGTGTTAAAAAAGCATTACAATCTCTTAAAGCACTTGAAAAAGACCTTCAGGAGCCATTTAGAGAGGTTATAAAGGGTGGTGGACAGTTAATTAGGGGTGAAGCTATTAAATCAATACAAACTGGTCCTAAATCAGGTAGAACTTATGAAAAGTATAATCCAAGAAGAACACACAAAGCATCTGCTCCTGGACAAGCACCAGCAAGTGATACTGGAAATTTAGTAAGAAATATTAGAGTAAGACAAGTTGATATTGATAATGTTGCAGTAGAAAGTAATGCAACTTATTCATCTTTTTTAGAATTTGGAACCTCAAAAATGTTGGCTAGACCTTTTTTATTTCCAGCAACAGAAAGAAGCAGACCGAAAATAGCACAAGCAGTTTTTAATAGAGTGGTAAAAGAAATTAAAAGGTTAGTAAAATGAGTGATCATAGTTTAGGATTGCAAAAAACAGTATTTGATGCTTTAGATGGTGATAGTACATTACAATCTTTAGTAACAGATGTATTTGATTTTGTACCAGAAAATACAGCTTTTCCTTATGTTAAGATTGGTGAGGAAACAGCAGTGGATAATGGTACAAAAACATTACAAGGAAATGAACATACTCTTGTAATTCATACTTTTTCAAGATATAGAGGAAGTAAGGAAACAAAAGAGATTATGAGTAGAATTTATGCTTTATTGCATGAATCTAGTTTGACAATAACTGGAGCAAGTCTTGTAAATTTAAGATTTGAGTTTTCAGATATTATAAAAGAAAATGATGGATTAACTACTCATGGCCTTCAAAGATTTAGGGCTATGGTTTTTGATTCATAAAAATTTAAAAGGAGGATAAAATTATGCCAGCAGGAAAAGGTAGTAGTTTTTTATTAAAAGATAATAGCACAGGTACACCAGCAACAATAGGTGGATTAAGAAGTACATCTATGACAATAAATGGTGAAGCAGTAGATATAACAACTAAAGATTCAAATGCTTTTATTTCAAGTGGAAATGATAAAGCAAGAGATTTATTACAAGGCGGTGGTGTTAGAAGTATGACATTATCAGCAAGTGGAGTATTTACAGATTCATCAACAGAAAATATATTAAGAGGTTTTGCATTTGATGGTGCAATACAGAATTATGATTTAGTATTTTCAGATGGTTCAAAAATATCAGGTGCTTTTTTAATAACAAGTTACGAAAGAGCAGGTGAATTTAATGGTGAAGAAACATATTCTGTCACTTTAGAATCATCTAATACAATAACATATACGAATGCTTAATTATGGAAATAAAGTGGACTAATGGTTGGGAAGTGATTAACTTTACTATCAAAGACAATCAATATCATGGTTTTATAAAAGTAACCAAAAAAGGTGAAATAACTATAGAATGTACAAAAGATGTTGATTGTCGCCCACTTGATAAAATAATTGTCAATTCTTATCAAAATCTAATAGTGCAAAAAATTACAATAACAGCAAGTAGAGCAGAAATTACTTGTATTCAAGATAATGCAGGTGAACTTAAAAAAGCAATACAAACAAAGAAAAAACTAAAAAAAGCACTAGGAGATGATGATGAACCAATACAAGGGTGAAGTAAAAGGTAAGCTAGGAGATACAGAAAGAACTTTTAGACTTACATTCGAATCAATAGTCAATATTGAAAATAAGACAGGTAAATCAATAATTCAGCTTACAACAGATATGTCGTCAGCTAAATATTCTTTTAAAGATTTACTAACCATTTTACATGAAGCACTTAAAGGCGGAGGTACAAATATATTACCAGAAGCTGTTGGAGATGCTATGATGAAAAGTGGTTTAATAAAATCTTCTGAACTTGCAGGTATTGTTCTTGCCTCTGCATTTACTGGAGAAAATAAGGAACAAGATAACCCTTTAGTACCAGCGGAGAACATTCAGAACGATACCCAATCCAAGAATACCTAGAAATAGGATTAGGTGTTCTTCGCATGACACCAGCAACATTTTGGGATTTAACACCGAGAGAATATTTATCGGCAATAAATGGATATTTACTAACTAAAGGTGGTAAAACCAGAACTCCTGTGCTAAAAGATGAAATGAAAGAATTAATGAGGAGATTTCCAGACTAATGGCAACAAATTTAACAACTATTGAAGTAAGATTACAGGCTAATGCACAAAAATTTAGGCAAAATATAAAAAGTGCAGGAAGTAGTTTAAATAAATTAAAAAAAACTACAACTGGTGTATCTGATGGACAAGCTAAATTTCAAAAAAGGTTAAGAGATGTTGCAGGTTCAATAGCGGCAGTACAAGGTCCACTTGGTCCAGTAGCTGGAAGATTAAATGCTATTGGTGCAATTACAGGTAGAGTTAATTTTGCTACACTAGCATTACTTGGTACTGTAACAGCATTATCGGTTGTATTTGTTAAATTTGCAACTGTAGGTGCAAGAGCAGAATCACAACTTAATAAACTTGGTGCAATAGTAAAAGCAACTGGTGGAGCGGCACAACAAACTGTACAAGATTTGGATCAATTAGCTATTGCAGTTGGAAGAAATACTTTAGCTAGTGTTCAAGGTGCAAGAGATGCGGCAGGTATTTTATTAACATTTAAGTCTATTAGTGGCGATACTTTTAGAAGAACTTTAGAAATATCACAAGATTTAGCGGCAGTTGGTTTTGGAAGTATTACCACAGCGGCAACACAATTAGGTAAAGCATTAGAAGAACCAGAAGTTGGTTTATCTGCATTAAGACGAGTTGGTGTATCTTTTACAGAGCAACAAAAAGAAGTTATTAAAGTTTTAGCTTTGACTGGCAGACAAGCAGAAGCACAAGAAATAATTTTGAAAGCACTTGAAGAACAAGTTGGTGGTGCTGGTAAAGGTGCAGCAAAAGGTTTATCTGGTGCATTTGATACTTTAGGTGAAAATATTACTTTATTCTTTGAGAAAGCTACAGTTGGAAAAGCTATTGTTTCAGGTCTTACAACTATTATAAATGCTTTAGCAAATGTTTTAGCAAGATTTATACCAGAAGAAGCAAAACTTGCAGATAATCTTGAAGATGCAAATAAACAATTAGATACACAAGAAAAAATATTAGCAGAACTTGTAAAAAGAAGATCAGGGTTATCTGATAAAAATTCTGAATTTTTTATCAAAGATAATAGAGCAAGAGCAAAAACTAAAAAATTAATTAATGAACAAATAATTGCAGAAAATGAATTTAGAAAGAAAATAAAAGAAAAAATTGCATTATTAGAAAAAGAACCTGTTGTAGTTAATAAAGCAGTTGATGCTTTTAAAAAAGCTAATGCAAAACAAATAAGAGGCATAGAAGATGAAATAAATAAAAAACTAGCTTTAGATGAAGCAAGTAAATTACAACTAAATAATGAATTACAAATAAGAAAAGCATTAATAAGTGTTCTTGGTGATAGTGCAACAGCATTAGAATTTATAGATGAATTAATAAAAGCAAATGAAGAAAATTTTAAAACTACAGCAGAGACAGTTGCTAGATTTAATCAAGCATTTAGAGAAACAGATGCAATAGCAACAGGTGTTGCAAATGAAGTAACAAAAGTTGGTGATACTATTGTAGATGCTTTTTTAAGAGGTGAATCAAGCGCATTAAACTTTAAAAATATATTAAGAGAATTATTAATTAGTATTCAAAAAACAATCATTCAAGTTTTAATTTTAGACAGAGTAAATAGAGCAATAAGAGAAGGTCTTGGAGGAATATTAGCACCAAAAGCACCAGGTTCAATAAACCAAGATATAAAATTGCCACCATCTCAAAAAGCAACTGGTGGTGCTGTTTCTTCAGGTATTCCACAATTAGTTGGTGAGAGAGGACCAGAATTATTTGTACCAAGAACTGCTGGTGCAATTACACCAAGTAGTCTTACACCAGGTAAAATAGGTGGTAGTAGTGTAGTTATAAATCAAAACTTAAATTTTGCTTTAGGTGTTACAAATACAGTAAGAACAGAAATAGCAAATCTATTGCCACAGATACAACAATCAACTATAAGCGCAGTAGCAGATGCTAAATTAAGAGGTGGTAAATTTGCAAAAGCATTCGGAGGATAATTATGGCAGTATTTACACCATCATACCCATTAACATTTCCAACAAATGTTGGAGTACAAACACAAAGATTTTCTCTAGTTAGAACAGTTGCAGTATCATCTTCTCCTTTTACTGGACAAGACCAAGTAGTACAACACGAGGGTGAGTTTTGGACAACGCAAATAAAATTCCCACCAATGCTTAAAGTTAATGCGGCACCAATAATTGCTTTTCTTTTACAATTAAGAGGTCGAAGAGGTACTTTTGCTTTAGGTGATCAAGATAGAAAAACAATACAAGGTGTTGCAACTGGAACAATAAGAGTTAATGGTGCTAGTCAAACTGGTAATCAAGTTGCTTTAGATGGCTTTGCGAATAGTACAAATAATGTTTTTAAAGCTGGTGATTATATACAAATCAACTCTTACTTGTATATGGTAACAGAAGATGTAAATAGTAATTCATCAGGTGAAGCTAATGTAAAAATTGAACCATCATTAAGACAAGGTATAGAAACAATAGCAGATGATGCAACAGTTGTTTATTCTAATACAAAAACTCTTATGAGATTAGATAGTAATGAAACTGGTTGGGATACTGATCAAGTAAGTAAATATGGCATAAGTTTGTCAGCAACAGAGGCACTATAATGCCAAGAGGTTTAAGAAAAATTATTGTAAAATTAAGAATGTTATATTGTGATATTAGAGGGCATCATGGTAAAAAATGGAATTATGAACCTGGTGATAATTATATGGGAATGAGTAAAAGGAAAAGAAAATGAAAAAACTTGCTTTATCAGATAATACAGGAATACAGCTTCCTGCCAGAAACTTAATCACAATAATCGGTGCGTGTCTAGTTGGCGCATGGTTTGGTTTTGGAGTTATAGAAAGAATAAATGTACTCGAAACCCAAAATAAACTTAATTCAAAAGATATAGAAATGAATACAGAATTTCGTATAAAGTGGCCACTTGGAGAACTAGGAAGTCTTCCTGCCGATTCAGAACAATTTTTGCTTATAGAGGATTTAGTAAAAGATGTTGAAAAGATACAAGAACAAATGGAATCTATGATGCATAATAAAGTTAATATAAAAAGATTGCAAAAAGATGTAGAAAAAATTATGGATCAACTTGAAGTTGTGAAAGATAAAGTAAGAGCAAATGGAGGATACACAAAATGACAGAAATTGTAGTAGCTTTAATTTTAACACTAAATGGTTCTATTATTGAGCATGTTTACAAACCAAAAATGAGTGACTGCCTTAAATCAAAAAGAGTTGCCCAAAGGGAAGTAAATCCACAAAGGGTAATATTTTCTTGTAAAAAAGTAAAAGCTAAAACTGAAATATATATGGGTGAAAAGAAAATACTTAAAATAATGGAGTAAAAAATGGCTAGAAGTATAACAACTGCATTTAAAAATGCAATTAAAAGTAGTGTTGTAAGACCATTATTGGCAGTAGAATTAGAATTTAGTACAGGAACATTAAGATTTTGGAATGGTTATGGTGATTTAACAATGACTGCTGGTGGTTCTTCTAATACTTTTACAGGTCTTGGTGATTTAATGGGTGTAAGCGCAATAGCAGAAAGTGATCAAATAGAAGCTATTGGTGCAAGTCTTTCTTTAACTGGTATAAAATCAAGTTTTATATCTACTGCTTTGACTGGAAATTATACAAATAGAAATGCAAGTATTTTTCTTGGTGTTTTTGATACAAGTAAATCTGTTATAGCTGATGTTTATACCCTTTTTAAAGGTAAAATGGATATAATGAAAATAGATGAGGGTTCTGAATCAGCAACGATAACATTAAATTTAGAAAACCGATTAATTGCATTAGATAGACCATTAAACAGAAGATTTACACATGAAGATCAACAAGAAAGATTTAGTGGTGATTTGGGTTTAGAATTTGTACCTGACTTACAAGATAAAGAAATTATATGGGGTAAAAAGACTTCATAATGAGAGTAGATAATTGGGACACAAAATTATCTAATTATATTGTAGAGCAGAGTAAAACAAAATTTGTAAGAGGTAAAACTGATTGTGTCAATTTTATACTTGGTGGAATAGAAATTATAATTGGCAGAAAAGTATTTGATAGAGAATACAAAAGTTTAAAAGAAGCAAAAAAAATTTTAAAAGAATTTAATAAAAAAGATTTATTAGAAATAGCGCAAGATATAGCTAAAGAAAATAACTTTGCAGAAATAAATACATCTTTTGCTAGAAGAGGAGATGTGGTATTTCTAAAGACAGATGAAGAATTAGGAGGAACAATGGGCATTTGCCAAGGTGAATACAGCATATTTAAAGCTAAAGTTGGTCAAGAAAGAAGATTAACTAATAGTTGCGATATTGCTTGGAGAATAGAATAAATGGGAAGTAAAACTATAAAAACAGCTTTAGTAGTAGGTGCAATAGCAGTTGGCTTTGCAGCAATTCCAGCTATTGGTCCATCTGCATTTGCTACCAAGGTAGGTGCATTTGTTGCACCAAGTTTAGGAGCAACAGCACAAGGTCTTATAGGAACTTTTTTAGTATCAGCAGGAACACAATTAGTATTAGGTGCAGTAAATAGTAAATTAGCACCAGAACTTGATCCACCAGATTTAGGTACAAATTTACAGCAAGGTACAATGGTAACTGCTAAATCAGGTATTGCACCACATAGAATAATTTATGGTAAAACAAGGGTTGGTGGTGTTATGGTTTATGCAGAAACTACTGGAAGTACAAACGATTTTTTACATATTGTAATTGCTATAGCTGGACATGAAATAAATAATATAACTAAAATTTTTTTTAATCTT